TACTCACAGATAACAAACTTAACCATATCAATTAACGAGAATGACGATGACAATAAACCAAAATACGACTGACAACCCACACTATGTGACGCCTGAAGAGGCATTCAAAATGGATTGCGTTGCTACTCCGCATGAACATTACGGATGTAGTGGCCCCAAGTGCATGGCTTGGCGGTGGGTTAATTTAATTAAAGAAGTAAAAGATATAGACGATTGCGTGATACGCGAAGGACTATTTAGCACAACCCACGGCTACTGCGGCATGGTGCGGTCATGAAATCTGTTTATCAATACTTCCTGAAAGAGTTTTACGCGGACAAGCCACAAGCAATTTTTGTCACTATAATGTTTATTGGACTTGTGGTCCCAGCTGCCGCTCTTGGAATTTTTATCTTATGGACAATGTTGCTGGAACTTATTTCCGTAATTTTGTTTGGGTCAACTTTTTGATGGGGGTGTGTTATGACTGATTGGCAACCGATAGAAACAGCGCCAAAAATTGATGAAAAAAGAATACTGGTTGTTTGGTTGGGTCATGTTCAAATTGCCAGTTGGAACGCTAAAGTCAGTAAGTGGCAAGAGGATTGTTATGGCGACTTTACTGTTGACGATGACGAAGTAACCCATTGGATGCCATTACCGGAGGGGCCAAAATGAAAACAATGGAAGAAATAAAAGATTTAATTTTACCGGGTGTAAGAGGTTTTGAATATTTTCACTTAAAGCCAGCGTTGGGGGAAAATTCAGAAACTGACGTTCAATTAAAAGAAGACGGCAATTTGCATTTTGGTTTTTGGGTGTCTTATAAACCGTTAATTGGAGGATGGCGCGTTCTGTTTACATCAGAAGACATCCGCAATGAAAAGTATAAGGGAAACTTGCAACCAAAGTTACGATTGTTATGCAACGAAATTCTAAATGAATTTAATTTACCTCCATTACCGGAGCCGCCAAAATGATCCATTTTCTTGGCGGTATTCAGTCCATCACAGCAACCTACTTGGTATGGTCACGTTACAAGACCGCCAGTATGCCTGATTGGGAATGGGTAAATGATTTGCCTGATGGCGTATCGCAGGTGGCACATTGGGTTATTAAAAGGATACCAAAATGAGACAATGGATAGTCCGCCATGAGCGGGACGGCGACGACATCTGTGCGCTGTGGGAGAACGAAGACGGCGACAGGTGGTATGTGCAGGTTGTAACTAACGGGGAGGTGCAGTGGTGATGGATAAAGAAACAGAGACAACAATCAACCGATTGTTGGCCGATAACAAGGCGGCGCATGATTTGAACGATTATCTGACAAAGGAAAACAAACGGTTGCGGGAAGAAAATGATGAATTAAAAGACTTATTACAATGCACTGTAAATTACACTGGCGCATCCGTTAGCAGTAATAGGTTTACATTTCATGCCGCACTGAAGGAGGGTGAGTGATGGCAGATAAGCACCTTGTCGCCTGTGTTGCCCTTGTTTGCGCGGCTGTTACCGCAATGCGCGGGGCAGATGGATGGGGATGGTTCATTTTCATTGCGTGTGTATGCATTTAAAATTGTAGGAGGGGGAGTGATGGAATTTAGTTTTTGGAAATTTGAATTTGTGTCCCATGACGGCGGATGGTTTATAGCATGGGATGATGTAATTAAATTAGAATGGCATTCGCGCTGAAGGAGAATGAGTGATGGGTAAGATTCAAGAATGGTATGATTCGTGGCTTTTGGAACAAGCTAAGGAAGCTGTGGCAAATGGTAACTTTAAACCGCACCCGCCAAAGTATGTGTTTCCAAGCGACATTAAAAAAGCTTTGCGCCAACAAGCTGAAGAATGTGAACATGCTGAACGTGACCCTAAAACGGGCATTTCAACGTGGCCCAAAGAAACAACGCTTGAGTGGCAAGCCGCTGATTTGATTGATGAGTATCTTGCAGAAATACGGCAATATGAAAACTTGCGCGATAAGTTTGTGGAACTTTGGCTGGATATGCGCGAACTGTTAGGCGGGGACGATGACGAAACGCTGGCCTGATTACTGGGATTTGTGTCTACAATGTAGATACGCTGATCTAGACCATGTGGCGGATTTTATACATGAAATGATGGATGAAGTAAAAACCATGCATGAAGCATTGTCGAAAATATCCCGTTCACAATACAACGCAGACAGCAAAGACATTGCAAATCAGGCACTAGATGCCAAACCTGCAAGCTTTAAAACAAAAATTAAATTAAAGGTGGTAAAATGACACAATCATTGGTTGGCGTTGAGGCGTTAACAACCCTTAACGATCTTGTATATGCCTATTTAGACGAGTTTAACATGCGGCCAAAACCCAAAGACGTAGGTATTCCGCAGACACGGGCGGAAAAGGCGGCGGAAAACCTTATTCGCGCCTCTCATGCGGAGGAAACGGACTACCAGTCTGTCATGTCAGCAATAAACAAAACTGTTGGGGTTATGCGTGACATTGAACAAGACTTAATTAGCCATGATTTGGGCAAATACATAGACCGCCGCAGGAAGGTGGAGCAACTTGGATCAATTATGCACATCAGTCGCGCCTACCCTGACAGCGCACTGAAGCGTTTAAAAGATATGAGGCCCAAAAAGGTTGTAGACGCCGCCGCTTGATATAGTTTTTCATGGGGCGTAAACTGTTTCCATGACATTTGATGTAAATAATCTATCTGAAGGCGAGGCAAGAATCCTGCGTAGGAAGCTAAAGGCGGCTAACTACGAAGAAAGCTTGTATAACTTTACCCAACGGGCGTGGCGTGAGATTGACTCCGCGCCCTTTGCTGAGGGCGGCTTTGCTTTGCAAGCTATATGTGAGCATTTACAAGCTTGTGCTGATGGTTATATTAGAAATTTAATCATTAACGTGCCGCCTAGATTCTCAAAGTCAACCATTACCGGGACTATGTTCCCAGCTTGGGTATGGACTCAAAGCCTTTCGTCGCCAACTTCTGGGCCGGGAATGCAATTTTTGCACTCCTCCTATGCGATGGGCTTATCTGTGCAAGATTCTGTAAAGTGCAGGCGCCTTATTGAAAGCAAATGGTATCAGACATTGTGGGGCGACAGGTTTAGACTTGTTGGCGATCAAAACACCAAAACGCGCTTTCAGAATGACAAGAACGGTATACGCAACACAGTGTCAGTTGGATCAGCCACGACGGGTCTTGGCGGTAATTATTTGATTGCGGACGATCCTAACAATGCTCAGGAAGCTAATTCTGAAGCTATTGTGGCGTCCACGATTGAGTGGTGGGACATGGCGTGGTCCACCCGCCTTAATGACCCCAAGCGGGGTGTCAAAATAGTTATTCAACAACGCTTGTCAGAGAACGACGTTACGGGGCATATTCTATCCAAGGACATTGGTGAGTGGACGCACCTTTGCTTGCCAATGAGATTTGAAACTGCACGGAGGACGTACAATGTTCTTGTTCCCGCAGAGTTTAATGACGGCGAGCCAGTGGTCTGGACTGACCAAAGAACGGAGGAGGGTCAGCTACTTTGGCCTGAGCGGTTTGGAGATGAAGAAGTTACATTGCTTGAGAAGACCCTTGGCCCCTATGCGGCGGCGGGTCAGTTGCAGCAGCGTCCAGAGCCAGCAGGCGGTGGTATTATTAAACGAGAATGGTGGGGCGAGTGGACTAAAGAAAAGTTTCCACACAATCTAGAAATAGTCATAGCGTCTGTTGATACGGCATTTGGCGCCAAAGAGTTTGAGGGCGACTTTTCTGCCTGCACAATATGGGGCGTATACCGTGACGCTGGCCCGGCATCTGGCGTAATTGGCGCAGACATGACGGGAAACTGGCAGCGTATCTCTGCGGAAGACCGCGAAGCTGACGTGCCAAAGGCAATTCTTATGCATGCGTGGCAGGGGCGCATGGAACTTCATGAACTTGTCAACAAAATAGGACAGTCTGCCCGTGAATGGAAGATTGACTACCTGCTGATTGAAAACAAGGCGTCCGGCATTTCCGTCAGCCAAGAACTGCGACGGTTATTTGGCTACGAAAATTACGGCGTCAGATTAATTGACCCTAAGGGGATGGATAAGGTCGCCAGAACCTATTCCGTTCAACATCTGTTTTCTGAGGGGATGATTGTGGCGCCAACGGATGCTGGCGGCGATGTTTTCCGTGTTTGGGCTGAGATGGTCGTGGCTCAATGCGCCACATTTCCCAAGGGAAAACATGATGACTTACACGATACGGTAACGCAGGCGCTAAATTGGCTGCGCGGGACAGGAATGCTTCAGCGTGGCGCTGAGCGGACCGCTGAACTTGCGGGAAATAATATGTTCCGGGGAAGTAGGGAAAGCCAGCCATTGTATCCCGTCTAATTGCATGCTATGTAAAAAATTAACCACAGGAGAGTATAATGCCTAAGCATACTTGGTCAATAACACTCAATCCGTATGATCATTCCGGCCACACCCACAAGACGGTCAAGGCTGATTCGTGCAGCGTCTACGACGGCAGAATTGCTTTTTATAACAACGTGCCTAGAACTGAGGAAGACCCGTTTCCTGAAAGCCTGCTTATTGCTTACATCCCAACAGACCGCGTGTTTGAGTTGGAAATATTAGACGATGAGACGGGTGAGCCAGTGGGTTTTTTGTTCGAGGGGTGCAATTAAATGGCAGACAACCCCCACTTTATGACGCCAGAGGAAATGTCCAAGGTAATTTGTCCCTTTGGAAGAGGAAATGGCATACCCGGCAAAGAAGTCGTTATTGACGGGCAAATCCTTGGCAAGCCTTGCGTTTCAGAATACTGCGCCGCATGGCGGTGGGCCAGTTATTATGAAGAAGACGAAAATGACATGATATACAGCGATGACTACGGCTATTGTGGGCTGATTGGCATATGAGTGATGAATTAAAGACAATTAACTCCGTCGTTACCAAGGATTTGGGCGACGGATATATCAAAATTGTTATGATTATAGACAACAAATACCACGAATATCGTGTAAAGCGGCACGTTGCGGTAAGTTTTATACAAGCACTAGCAGGTTCACTTGACGGTGATTTGCATATCGTGTAAATAAGCAAGCGTCTTTAAAGGAGACGCAAAATGATGACGTGGAATCACCGGGTAGTTAAGTATGAGACCCGCAATTTGTTTGGCGACCCAGACGTTGGATACGCCATTCACGAGGTTTTTTACGACAATAACGGCAATGTTCAGGGCATGACATCAAATCCTGTGAAGCCTTGGGGCGACACAAAGGATGAATTGAGGTTGGAACTGATGCGCATGCTTGACGCGCTGACCAAGCCTGACCTTGATTACGATGACAAGGATGACGACGAGGCATTTGCGAATAAAGCATAATTAGCCTATAGTGCGCGGGATATTCTTACAGGAACCCGCACATGGCACTGACGCCCGGACTTGTCCCAAACATACGCCTTGATCAAGAACAACCTGATTTACCCTCTGTGGAGGGGCAAGACACCATTGTCGTAATGGATGCTGACGAAGATGCTGATCAGCCAGAAATGGACGTTGATGGCAATGTTCTCCGTATTGACCACGGGGATGGCTCTATTAGCGTTTCCCTTGACGGGCGTCCTATTGAGTCTTCTAAGAAAAAGAAAACTGAGGGCTGGTATGCCAACTTGGCTGAAGAAATTAACGAGACTGACTTATCCGCGATTGCTCATCAGCTTATTAAGGGCATTGAGGAAGATATTGATTCTCGCAAGGAGTGGATTGAAGACCGCGCACAGGGTCTACGACTTCTGGGCCTTAAGATTGAAATTCCAAATCAGCAAGGTACGGCTGATGGCGCACCTGTTGAGGGAATGTCCCGTATCCGCCACCCGCTCTTGCTGGAATCCGTATTGCGCTTTCAGGCGAATGCGCGGGCAGAGTTACTGCCCACTGACGGGCCTGTCAAAATCAGAGTAGACAGCAATCAAGACTCGCCGCAAATGGACCAGCAGGCGGAATATCTTGAGAAGGATTTTAACCATTACCTCACCGTGACTGCAAAGGAATATTATCCTGACACGGACAAGATGCTTTTTATGTTGGGCTTTGGCGGGTCAGCCTTTAAGAAGGTTTACTTTTGCCCCCTGCGTAACCGTCCCGTTTCTGAAACGGTTGATGCTGATGACCTTATTGTCAACAATGAAGCAACGGACCTTTCAAATGCTCGCCGGATTACCCACAGAATCTCTATGCGTCCTACGGTTGTCAAAAGAATGCAGATTATTGGCGCATACCGGGACGTTGACCTTGGACAAGCCAAGCAAAAGGAACTTGACGCTGTTCAAAAAGAGAAAAACGCAATTCAAGGAACTCAAGACGATATCAACGTCGCGGAAGATCGTGACCGCGAAATATATGAGTGCTACTGCGAATTAGACATTCCGGGTTTTGAGCATGAAATTGACGGCGAGTCGTCCGGCTTGGAAGTCCCTTACCGCGTTACCATAGACGTGTCGTCTAAGCAGATTTTAAATATTGTACGGAATTATGATGAGCAGGATCAAGACCTACCAGAGGCAGGCACACACTTTGTTAAGTATGACTTTGTGCCGGGTCTCAAGTTTTATGGCATGGGTCTACTTCACATTCTAGGCAATACGACCAATGGCTTGACTGCCGTTTGGCGCGAATTGCTTGATGCTGGTATGTACGCCAACTTCCCCGGCTTTTTGTATGCCAAAACTTCTGGACGTCAGAATAGTAACATATTCCGCGTTCCTCCGGGCGGCGGCGCGCAAATTGACACGGCTGGCATGCCCATCCAGCAAGCCGTTATGCCATTGCCTTACAAGGAGCCATCCAGCGCATTGGGTGCATTTGCGGAGACCATTAGCCAATACGGCCAGCGCCTTGGTGGCACCGCTGAGATGCAAGTGGGCGAGGGTAAACAAGACGCCCCTGTTGGCACGACATTGGCCATCATTGAGCAAGCCCAGAAGCTTCTCAATAGCGTTCACAAGCGTTTACACGCGGCTCAAGCTGAAGAGTTCCAGTTGCTTGCGCAGTGTTTCCGCGACCACCCTGATTCGTTCTGGCAGCGCAACAAGCGCCCAGCGGGCCAGTGGGATGAGCGGACATTTTTGTCCGCCTTGGATAACTATGATTTGGTTCCGCAAGCTGATCCTAACACGGCCAGCCATATTCAGCGCGTCATGAAAGTGACGGCCCTCGTGCAGTTGGCTCAGCAGGCGCCTGACTTGTACAACCTTGACGCGGTTAACCGTGAAGCCTTGTTAACACTTGGCTGGGCTAACCCTAGCACGTTGCTGCGTGACGTTCAGAACCAGCCGCCACCACCAGACCCGCAGGCTCAGGCCGCGCAGATGGCTGGACAGGCGGCAATGATTACGGCGCAATCTAAGATGATGGAAGCGCAAGCCAAGACGGCTGAGTTGCAGTCTAAGATGGGCGCGAATCAGCAAATGTCGCCAGAGGATCAAATCCAATTGGCTGAAATCCGGCAGAAGGGCGTTGACTCTGAGTTGGATGCCATCAATCGCAAGCGCGACCGTGAAAGCCGTGAACGTCTTGCGGCGGTTAAGTTTGCAGAAGAAATGGCCCGTAACCCACAAGGCCTTAACATTGCTCGCCAACTCATTGATCCGGGCATGTTGCAGCGTCTTGAGGGCAACGAACCTGAAATGGCACCACAGCCCGGCGGCGTTATACAGTAGGTAAAACATGAGTGAAGCTGAATTAACTGATCCATTAGGTCGCTTGCTGCCCGGCTATACATTAGGGACTGAGACTGTATTTCCGCGTGGTGGCGGTACAGGGTCTAACATCCCTGACGATGTGATAAATGCAATTAATTTAGCTAAACAAGAATTACCATCTAATATTGTTCCTAATGCAGCGGCTAATCAAGCTGCGTATGCAAGAAATAATATTGAAGAAGCTGTAGCTCGTGCTGAAGCTCGCAGCCGTGGAGAGTTCCCACCATATACAATGCCTTCTAGTGTCCAATCAGATTTAGGATCATTAGGGCCATCTCCTGCGGCGAATTTATCTGTAGGCATGGGTCACAATAGGCCAACAACTACCACAACATTGCAAGAATTAGCGGATCAAGCGGGAATGACGCCCCGCGATTACGGTTCGCGGTTTTCTAAAGTGCTATCAAGAACTCCATACGAAGAGTGGAGTTATACACACCAGCCATATCGTGATATGCAAGAGCGGAAAATTTTTGATCCGCAATCAATGAAGACAGGCGACGTAATTATTCCATTTTTTGGAGATTTAACGTCCGCTGGCCGCAGAATTACAGATATTAATAGCAATCGGCTTCACTTTCCCACTGATACTGAAGGTGGGGAAGGTTATATGCGCATGACTCCAGACATTTGGGCATCTGGTCAATCAATTGTATCTGGTCTTGCGAACAAAGCGGGCGCGGCGGTAGAAGAGTCAAAAAAACTAGGGTATGAAAATCCTGATGTGTATGGCGTACACGTTGGCATGGGGCCGCGATCTGGTGACTTTTCTATACATACAGCAAAAGCACTTTTAGGGATGTTGGACCCGTCAAGAATTAGCGCATCAGACGCTCAAAAATTTAATGACTTTATGAAAGCACAACAAATTTCTTCAGCGGGTAAAGAAGTTTACAAGCCATTTGAAGATTTCCCCGGTTTATATTCAGACGAATTGCATGATTATTTAATGAAGCAAGGTCAGGGCGACGCAAGAATAAAATTCTCTAAAGGAATGGATACTTCTGAATTATTAAAACGCGGATTTCCTGACGTTGGCGCGGCGAGATTTGCTACAACAGAACCTTTGTTGGGGGGATTACCTACATACTCAACAGGTATGTCAATTGGTAAATTAAATATGGAAAATCCAGTATCTAAATCTCCAACAGTTCCAGTTGGTTCATATCCTATCTCTATGCCGGGAACATATGAAGGTGGATTTGAGACGCCTATTTACAAAGACAAAGTATTTCGTGATTTTGCTAATGCGTATAATCTTAGAACGCCAAATGCAACGGCTCCAGCAAAATACAAAGCTTATGCAGGAAGCACTGCGTATCAAATTGTTGACCCAGAATTAAAAGATTCACTTAGTGAGGCTATGGAATTAGCTAAACGTGGCCGTGCCGATGGTGGTGAGGTCAATGACGACATTGCGCATGCTTTGCGTATAGCCCGCAAGCACTTTGATGATGGCGGCGATGCTGGCGGTGGCGGTGATGCTGGCGGTGGCGATAATGTCCGTGCGGATAGCGTTTCTCAATCAGAACAACGGTCTGCTGATCAACAAGCACAGGCTGATCAACAAGCACAGGCTGACGCACAAACGCAAGCAAATCAAAATGTTGCGCCAGAATCTCCGTCTATTGTGGATTCAGCCCTCAATGTTGTTAATCAAATGTTTGGCGTTTCTCCCGCTGAAGCTGCTAATCTTCCATCGCAACCTTCAATTGCCCCGCAAGGAAACATTGCTGACATACAACCTGCTCCTGTAAATGTCCCAGATAATGCTGTAACTACACCAACAATAGATCAAGCTATGGCGGCTGCTTTGGCTGCGGCGGCTAATGGTCCTGTAGATACACTTGGCGCAAATTCCCCGTTAGCCAATCCAAATGTTAATCAATTAACCGGAACAGACACCAGTTACCTTTATGGACCCGCAAGCCCATCCAATCCACCGCTTAGTGGGCCAATAACAACTGCATCTGGCATGTCCTCTCAAATGCTTGACGCTTCAGCGGCTCAAATGGTGGAAGCGCAACAATTAGCTGATGCTAATGCCGCCGCTCAACAGCAAGCGGCAATTAATGCAGTTGTAAGTGGTGCTAATTATACTGAACCTACTCCAATAGAAGCAGTATCAATCCCTAACCCATTTGCTGACACTACAGATAAATACACGGCTGCGGCGGCGACCGGAGCCGCAAATTTAAGCGACATGACAAATATTTTAAATCGTCAGGGCGCTTTAACAAGTGCGTCAGGTACTCCAGCGCAATCTCTTGCGGCGGTACAACCAGCTTCACAAGAAGATGCAATAAATGCTGTTTTAACTGGTGCAAATTATACAAAACCCGCCGCAACATCTCCAATTTACTCAAATGCGGCACAGCAAGCTGCTATTAATGCGGTTTTAAATTCAGGGCAGCCTGTTGACCCAATGCAAGCAGCATTAAAAAGGCTAGATACTGAGGCATCAAAAGATGTGGCGGTAAAACAAGCTTTAGCATTGGCCGGAAAAGGTGCTGGCACGGAAACGGTTGCAACTGAACCAAATACTCAACCAACTGCAACTACTCCCAAAGTTACAGGCTCTGGTTTAGCGGGCGGCCCAACAACGCCTGTGGCGCAAGGTTCAGAAACATACGTTCCATCAGACCCAATTTTGGCCCGCACTTATGGGTTAACGCCAGACGTCAATCAATTTACTGACCCTTACAGAAATATTCCCGTAGATAGCGTAGAAGACCCTCGCATGATTGCGGCTTACAATAATAACGTGGCCCAAGTTATGGCGGGTAATCCTAATTTCACTAGCGATCAATTAAATAGGGCGTTGCAATCCCCCCAAAATTCTGTGGCGGCTATGGCATTGGGTGCAAGGACGCCGTTAACTGTAGATGCTAGAGGCAATCCTACGTTAGGCAGTTCATTTAATAAACTCATTGAAGATGTTACAAATCCATTTGTGCCAATGTATTTACCTGATGGTTCATTAAACCCCGCCTATAATAAAATAAACACAGACCCACGGTATAATGCCAACCCTGAGTTAACTGGTCAGTCTATGGCGCCGGGTTATCAGGCTCCTGAAAGAGTTGGAGGGGGCAATACTCAATCTACGCCATACGTTCCTGACGTTACGCCTGTTGCGACGGCTACTATTCCTCCACAACCAGTAATTCCGGGCAAGCCTATCCCTTATGTATACCCAGCAAGCACACCCTATAAGAATTTAGGCGCAAGTCTTGCCAAATATGCTAATGCTATTGATTGGTCTAAAGTCCCTAACTACAGACTAGCTTCTGGTGGTTCTGTGGGAGAAAACAATGCGTTGGCTAATTCTATACGACTGTTAAGAATGCAGAACAGATCATGAACATCTATTGTACAAATTTGGTAAATAGGCTAATATTCCCTTATTACACCTGCGGACGCGCAGTGAAGGAGCAGACTTATGCATGAGTATCTTAAACAGGCCCGTGAGGGTGCAGCCAAGAAGTTAAAAGGCATCCAGAGCGGTGAGCCTCATACTAAAGTTGACTCCTCGTCGTGGTCGCCGCCTGAGATGCTTGAGGCGGACAAACAGACTGGCATGCGCCCAGTCAGCCCACGTCAGTATAAGTCTGGCGGCAAGGTACACGGCGTACATGCCAAAAAGCGCGCAGATCGCAAGGCCCGTAAAGAGGGTGGCCGCGCAATGTCTGTAGACGGTTACATCAACCGCGACAACAAAATGGCTAATGACGAACGCGCTGGTGTTAAGCACACGGGCGGCATGAAGCGTGGTGGCCGTACTCACAAGGCTATGGCTGGTGCCGTTGGTGATGCTCCAATTGCAGGCGCCCCATTAGCTGGTCGCCCAATGCGGGGCATGCGTCCAATGCGCCCAATGATGGCTCGCCCTCCAGTTGGTATTGCGCCGGGTATGGCAGGCAAGCCAATGATGAAAAAGGGCGGCAAAGTTCATCGTGGACATTATGCGAATGATGGTTTTGTCCCCGGCATTGACCCAGAGGGGCAGGATCAGATCACACAAAAAATTCAAAATGATGATGGTTTCCGTATGGGCGCACGGGGGCGTGGGTTGCCTGCTGATGGTGAGCCAGTGTTCAAGAAAAGCGCGCCAATGGTTGACCCTAACCTGCATTCTGGCCCCAAAGCACCTCGCTACGCCGATAAGATGGGCGCTAAAAAGGGTGGTAAAATTCGTTCTAAGCATGCCAAGGGCGGCGCAGCGCATCCTGATGAGGCGGAAGACAAGGCACTCATTAAGAAGATGATTAAGTCATCTGCTATGAAGCGTGATGAACATTGCTGGGGCGGTGAAGCTAAGTCTAAAAAGGCTGAAGGCGGACCAACCAAGTGGATTCAAGGCGCTATTAAGCATCCGGGTTCGCTTCACAAGGCTCTTCATGTTCCTGCTGGAGAAAAGATTCCTGCTAAGAAGCTTGAGAAGGCTGCACACAGTGACAATCCAAAGTTAGCTAAAAAGGCTAATTTGGCTAAAACATTGAAGCGCATGCATCACGCTGACGGCGGCGAGGCTGGCCGTGGCTTGTATGTCCGTCAAGGTTATCCGCATGAAGTTCCGGGTGTTGACGGTGGCCGTGTTGCTCGCAAGCATGGCGGTTCAACCAAAGGGAAGACTAACGTCAACATCATGATCCACCCACATAGCGGCATGTCGCAGCCTCCTGTGATGCCTCCAATGGGTGGGCCAATGATGCCACCTCCACCACCACCACGCCCTCAAATGCCTCCAATGGGCGGCATGCCTATGGGCGCACCTATGGGCGGTGGCGCGCCTGCATTACCTCCAATGGGTGCGGCTCGTCCGGGTATGCCTCCAATTGGTCGCAAGATGGGCGGTAAGGTTGAGCATGTGATTGACCATGCGGCGGGTGGCGGCTTGGGCCGTCTTGAGAAGATCAAGGCTTACGGCTTAGATTAACCCGTCTAAAACTTCCTAATGGTATAGGAATAGATACCGTGCGGTGTGTATACATTCCGCATGGTACAAACATATAGCAGCCTCTTAGAGTATGAAATTGGCCGCCTCATAGACGAGGCGATTGCTGATGAGCTTGCTATTCTCGTTAACGGAAACGTGGACGACATCAAAGATTACAAATTTAGAGTGGGCGTGATTCGCGGCTTGCAGAGGGCCAGAGAACTCATGTCTGAAGCTGACCGCATTATTCAAACAGGTGAAAGAGGATAAGTATGCCGTATACGCGGATGCATCACGACGTAGACCCAAAGGAATCTATTCTTAAAGAATTGGGCGACATTAAAGATATTGAAGTGTTTAACACGCATGTTTTGATTGCAACATATGTGCGCCCTAACAAGACCAAAAGCGGTATTCACTTAACGGATAAGTACGTTGAGGAAGACAAGTATCAAGGCAAAGTTGGTCTTGTGGTCAAAAAAGGGCCATTGGCATTTATTGACGACGATCAAGATTGGTTCAAGGGCGTTGAAGTTAATGTCAACGACTGGGTGTTTTACCGCCCATCTGATGGCTGGTCTATGAACGTGCATGGCGTTCAATGCCGCGTTTTGCGTGACATCGACATCCGTGGCCGCATCCCGGCACCTGATGCAGTTTGGTAAGGAAATTCCAAATGGAACAAGTAGATGAAGAAATTACCGTTCTTGACGACGCCCCAGAGGCGGCTGGTGAAGAGAACAAAACGGAAACAAAAGTAGCGGCAAATGATTCGCAGACGCCGGAAGATGGCATTGCGGAACTGAAGGCTCGCCTTGAGGAGGAAAAGAAACTCCGGTTTGAGGCAGAAAGCCGCGCCCAACAAGCGCAACAGACGGCTACAAAGGCTGCCGCTGAAGTACAAGACAGCAATCTCCAACTTATTACTGGGGCGATTGATAAGCTTAAGCGCGAATCTGATTACCTAAAGTCTCACTTTAAAGAGGCCATGACTTCAGGTGACTACGATGCGGCTGCTCAAATTCAGGAAACGATGTCATTAAATGCTGCAAAGTTGTTGCAGCTACAGAATGGCAAGGCTTCCCTTGAGGAGCGTTTAGCTAACCCACAACCAGCGGCGCCACAGAGCAATGATCCGGTTGAACGAGTAGCTTCAACGCTGTCGCCACGATCCGCCGCATGGATCAGGGCGCATCCTCAGTGCATCACGGACCAGCGCATGTATCAGAAGATGGTTGGCGCTCACAATATTGCTATGGCTGACGGCTATATTGTTGATTCTGATGCATATTTTGACGCAATTGAGCAACAATTAGGCTTCAGAAAGGCTTCGCCAGCACAGGTTGATGACGGTGAAGACATTGCATTGTCTGCCGCCGCTGCTCCGGTTCAGAAACGGAATGCTCCAGCCGCCGCTCCCACCACACGAACTGCGTCCGGTACGCCAAGCAAGTCTCAAGTGGTGCGTCTAAGTTCTGAAATGCGTGAGATGGCGTCAATGATGGGCATGTCCCCTGAAGACTACGCCAAGAACATGGTCGCGTTGAAGCGCGAAGGTAAACTTAACTAATAGGAGAGCCAAATGGCTGAGAATGAAACCAAACTTACTAAATTAACCCCTAAAAAATCAACTTCTGACATTCGCCCAGATGTTCGCGGAGAATTGCGGGAGGAAAGCCCCGCAGAACGTGCGGCGAAACGTGTTGCTGAAATCCGCAAACACCGTCAAGGTTTAGATATGGACAACACGGATCAGTATTTCATTGATCCATACATTGTTCCAGAGGGCTGGTCATATGAATGGAAGCGTAAAACCATTTATAATCAGGAAGACCCGTCATACCAAATCCGTTTGGCTGACGCTGGCTGGACGCCAGTTCCGGCAACTCGTGACGCCCGCCACAAGGCTATGATGCCAACGGGAAATTACGCCACGATTGAGCGGGACGGCATGATTTTGATGGAGCGTCCTAAAGAGTTGACAGATGAAGCAAAAGCTATAGAATTGCGTCGTGCTAGGAACCAAGTCCGTTCTAAGGAACAACAGCTTAGCACCACACCTGATGGCACAATGACCCGCGAGGATGCTCGCGTCCGTCCTCAGGTGAAAAAATCATACGAGGCTATGCCTGTTCCTAATGAATAAGGACGGCCTCTAACCTGCCCTGTGGGAGGCGGGTTATCTTGTCGGGGTTAGCAGTGCTTGGCGCATAGTAACCTCATCACTCAGGAAAAATTGCTATGGCTAATACGCAAGCGTATTTTGGCTTTACGCAGTATCAGGGTGGTGCGGGTGGTGCGCCTACGTTCGCTCAATCCGTACGCCGTATTGCGTCGAGTTCAGGTGCTATCTACACTGGCGATCCAGTAATGCCAGCGGTAAGCAGCGCCAACGGTTACATCGTTCAGGCTTCCCCCGGCACGACGACCCTCGCGGGTATTTTTGTTGGCTGCAAGTACCTCAACACATCTCTTGGCCGCACGGTCTGGTCTAACTATTGGCCCGGCTCCGGTGCAACGGGTGACGTTGAAGCTTACGTCATTGATGACCCTAATGCTCGTTTCATCGTTCAGACAAGCACAACCTCGTTCCCAATCACGGGTACCCTTTCCACGCAGACTTCTGGCGTTCAGGGCCAATACGCCCAGTTCTCCATTGGAACGGGCAACACGTCAACTGGCCGTTCCGGTGCGTATCTTTCGTCCGTTGGAACGACTGTCACTTTCCCATTCACCATTGTGGATTACCAAGTTGGTTTCCAAAACGGTGGCGACCCAACCTCGCAGTACTGCAACGTAATCGTTGGCTTCAACAACGAAATCTTCCGCAGCAACGGCGCTGGCCCAACTGGCATCAGCTAAGGAGTAAGGTGTTATGGCTGTTAATCTAAGTCAGATCAGAGACCTTCTCCTCCCCGGTCTACGCGGGGTAGAAGGCAAGTACGAGATGATTTCATCTCAGTACGACAAAATCTTCACGAAGCACGAATCAAAGATGGCTTTGGAACGCACGGCAGAAATGCGTTACCTTGGCCTCGCACAGCTTAAGACTGAAGGCGGCCAGACCGCTTTTGATTCTAATGCTGGCGAACGCTTCGTCTGGAACCAAGAGCACACTGAAATTGCTCTGGGTTACGCAATCACCCGCAAGGCGATTGACGATAACCTCTACAAGACCCAGTTCATGCCATCCAACCTTGGCCTCGTGGAATCTTTCCAGCAGACTAAGGAAATTTATGGCGCGAACATCCTTAACACGGCAACGACGTACAACGCAGCAGTTGGCGGTGACGGTGTAGCACTCTGCTCCACGGCGCATCCTATTGACGGTGGTACGGTTGCTAACACGCCAACGACTCAGGTTGACTTGAACGAAGCCACCTTGCTGAATGCAATGATTGCAGTCCGCACGAACTTCAAAGATCAGGCTGGCTTGAAAATCTTTGCCCGTGGCCGCAAACTAATCGTTCCTCCACAGTTAGAACCAGTTGCAATCCGTCTCACGAAGACTGAATTGCGTCCGGGTACTGCGGACAACGACGTCAACGCGATCATGATGACGGCAGGTGGTCTCAGCGAAGGCTATATGGTCAACGACTTCTTGACCTCAGCTTACGCTTGGTTCCTCCTCACCAACATTGATGGCTTGGCGTATATGGAACGCATTAAGTTTGAAACAGACATGCAAGTCGATTTCGTGACTGACAACTTGCTTGTTAAGGGCTACGAGCGTTACTCGTTTGGTTACTACAACTGGCGCGCGATCTACGGCTCGTTCCCAACCTCGTAAGGAGAAGGCACTATGGCTGATACAGCATTCTCCGGTCCACTGATTGTATTTGGGCAAAACCCATCGCAACCATCGGACTATAACCCTGACCTAGGCTCCTCGCTATTTTATGCGGGGGGCGGCATCCTTGATCCGCGTCTTCCATTCACCTACCTTCCGGGTGAATCGCAGTCCGCTCAAGACTTTGGCTGGTATGGCTTTAGTGACATTGTTTCGTTCACGGGTGTCCCATACACAAACGCAGCGGCAGCAATTGTTGCCTCTGCAAACCCCACAAGCGCGACTCTTTCGCTTGTTACGACTAACTCCGCTACTACTGGCGTCTACTATTCGTCCAACTTTACCCGGTCAGATACGGGCGCCACGGACACGGTTTTGGCACTTGATGCCTATGCTTCAGTTACCGCTTCAGCAACGAACGGTATCCTGACTGTTACGGCAAACAGTGGCATGCCAATTGGTCCGGGAATGGTTCTTCTGTCCTCTTCTACGACGGTGACAGGCGGAACCCTTGGTGCAACTTCTGGCGTCTATATCGGCTCTCAGATTACGACGACAGGAACTTCATCAACGGTTGGTAACGGACAGACTGGTACTTATCAGCTAAGTCAAAACGTAACATTCACGTCTGGTACGGTTACTTTGGCCTATCCAAACGTGCAATCTTGCGCAATCCCAACAAACATCCAGACGCCATCAATTTGGCTTTGGAACCCAATGGCAATGGTTGGCCGTGCAGTAAGCGTTACTGCAGCAGCCAGCGCCACTTATGCAACCGCGACGGTTAACGGCTACGATGTCTACGGATATCCAATGTCTGAAGCCATCACGATTTCAGCGGGTAACGCAGTAAACGGCAAGAAGGCGTTTAAGTATATCAAGTCTGTGGTGCTTTCCGGCGGCACGGCTGATACGACCCACGCTTACTCTGTTGGTACGACTGCAATTGTTGGCTTGCCAATCCGTTCAGATACCTCAGCAGAAGTTGTTGTTAACTCTGGTAACTCTCAGACTGCACCAGCGGTTAACACGGGCTTTGCTGCAAACGGGTTCTTACCTGCTGACCGTACTACACCGTCCGCCACAACGGGCGATGTCCGTGGCACGATTGACCTTGCGAATGCGTCGGGCGTCAATCTCACGCCGTCTACTGGCACGAACAAGTATGTGTTCCGCCAGATACCTCAGGCCTACAATGTCCAGTCTGCAACTGGCTTGTTTGGTCTTACCCAGTACTACAACTTCTAAGGGAATAGGCCATGAAGAAGGTCCATAAGTCAGAAGACGGTACGCACGGCGAAATGTACGCTGATGCTGCTGTGAAAGACGTGTACGCTGGCGCAAATTCGCCAACTGAACACGAAGCACAAGAACGCAAGCATGGCGGTCGCACCAAGCGCAAGCATGGTGGCCATGTTGCCCATCACAATGCAAAGCACAAGGAGCATCATCACGAGCATCCTAAGGCTGAGCATCGCGCAAAGCGCAAGCGTGGTGGTCACGTTCACCCAGAGCATGCAATGCATGGTGAACATGCTAAGCATCGTGCAGATCGTAAGGCCCGCAAGCATGGTGGCGAGATTGGTGCAAACATGCACCCACTTTCCACGGCTGCTAAGGGAACTGAGCCAAAGGCTCACAAGTCTTACGAGCCTGAACACGATTAATATAAGCGAGGGGGTGTAAAAAGCCCCCTCACTTTCTCATGGGTGCCATATGACCGCAGCATGGACACGTTCTGAAGGCAAGTCACCGTCCGGCGGATTAAACGCCAAGGGACGCGCTTCTGCACGAGCAGAAGGCCATAATCTCAAGGCGCCAACGAAGGATAAAGATAATCCTCGTCATGACAATTTTTGTAGCAGAATGACCGGAATGCGCCGTAAAATGACTGGCTCAGCTAAAGCTGCTGATCCAGATAGCCGCATTAATAAATCACTCCGTAAGTGGGGTTGCTAATGTCTGATAAGCCATTTTGGGAAACTAAACTGCCCAAAGACCATCACACAAAGCACTTGTCGCATAAGCAGGAACAAAGTGCTAAAGCTAGGGCAAGGGCTGCGGGTAGACCTTGGCCAAATCTCGTCGACAACGCCGCTGCGGCACGGAAAAAAGGTAAGTAATTATGGCTACGATTTCTCAATCCGGCGTTATCTGGGATTCAATTACTAAGAACGGCAAGCATGAGCCATTTGAATTGCAGGTAGGCCGTGGATTAATTACCAACCACCAGCCCGTAGAAATTTTTGGTTACAGCACACAGGTTGCGGGTACTGCTCTTGGCCCATTGTGGGAAGGCTTAACGCAATCTGGCGGCGCATATGCCTATCCGGGAACTGCTGGTGTTGTTGTTCTTCTCAGCGCGTCTGGCGCAACTGATGCTGGTTTGATTGTTCAGGTCAACGGTTTGGATGCAAACTACAATTTGCTTTCTGAAGCCGTCACTTTAAACGGTTCAGGCACTGCGACGACAACCAATTCGTTTTTCCGTATTAATGGCATGTTTATAACGAATGGCGTTAATGCGGGTATTATTACGGGTAAGATTGCTACTGTTCTTTATGCCCAGATCAACGCAGGTGTTGGTCAGACGCAGATGTCGCTTTATACCGTGCCAAAAGGTTACACGTTCTATCTGTCATATGTTCAGGGCAACGCAAGTATCGGATTTACGTCCAGCAACTACATGATTTTTGCTGAATACAATAAATTCAATCTTGCCAGCACAACCCAAGAAAACGGATACAATTACACGTTGAATGGCAACACGACATTGCTGTCGCAGTCACCATTTGTGCAAATCTTTAACATTCCATATACGGTCCCCGTGGGACACCCCGGCGGAACGGATATCCAGTTCCAAATGAAGTCCAATACAGGCGGTCCATTTGTTGGTTCAATCTTCGCAGGTGGTTATCTTATTGCTGATGCTACTAACACGAACTTCTAATTAGGAGTCGTTATGACCACGAGCAATACATATGCTTTCTCCCCAAGCTTAGGCGAACTTACAATTTATGCTTTTAACACAGCAGGAGTAAGGGCAACTGCCCTTACTCAAGAGCATATGGAATCGGCTCGTATGGCGACTAACTTAATGTTGTCTCGCTGGGCCAACCAAGGCGTTAATCTTTGGAAAGTTGAACTTGTGACGGTTAATCTTGTCACGGGAACTTCCACGTATAGCGTTGACCCAAATGTGGTTATGGTTTTGGATGCTTATGTCACGACGACAAATAGCGGACAGAATGTAGACCGCATTATTCTTCCAGTCAGCCGTACAGAATACGCTTCTTATCCCAATAAGACGCAACAAGGCTTCACCACGATATACTGGTTTGATCGTCTTATTAGCCCAACATTGACTGTCTGGCCTGTCCCAAACACATCTAATGGGCCGTCTACATTATCATATTACGCAGTGACACAAATTCAGGACAGCAACTTTACGGGCGGACAAACGGTTGATATTCCGTATCGTTGGTTGGAAGCTTTTGCTAATGGCTTGGCGTATCGTTTAGCCCGTATATGGAACCCTGCATTAGTTCAAATGCTTAAAGCTGAAGCAGATGAGTCGTATGCAATAGCTGCTCAACAGGACGTTGAGTATGTGCAGATGTATGTGTCGCCTCAGGTCTCCGGCTACTGGCGCAATTAAGGAGGCATAAATGGGTTATGCTTCTCAAGCGGGGCGGGCAAGAACATCGTCTAAAAATCCGCAGGCGCATGCAATTTGCGACAAGTGTGGATTTCGTTATAACCACGTTGATTTAGCTTGGCAATTTGATTGGA